GGTGGCGGAGGCAGATCCTGCGGCAAGCAAGCTGGAGGTGAGGACTGACAGCCGGCGATTGCCAGTAGCGACATCAGCACGAAGGCTGGCATTGGTCTGGTTCGCACGTTCGCGCTCCTGGGTGTGTTGGGTGTCGAGGTCGGCCAGCAGCCTGATGGTGTTGCGCCTGGACTCGGCAGCGGCCTCAAGGGTTTCGATCTTGCTCACCGCCTGATCGAGCAGGGCGGCCTGGCGCTCGATCTTCTGCCAGCCGGCGTAGATAACCACGCCGCAAGCCACCAGAGCGGCGATCAGGTAGTTGGTCATGGGTTCCTATCTCTGGTACCAGGTCAGCTGGTAGCAACGTGCGTCAGCGGGTATCTCGGCCATGGGCCAGCGCAGGCAGTCCATGTGCTTGCGCTCCGGCCTGTTGCGGTTCACCCGAAGCGTCTGGACCAGGTAGGCAGACCCGGCGGCAGTGGTGATGAAGTCACCGACCGCAATGCCATCGGCGCCATCGACGTACAGCTTGCAGGGCGTGTACGGCTGCTTCCGGCTCATTGCGCGGCCATGCACTTGGCGTGGCGCTCAAGCTGACGTTGCCAGACGCCCCAGCAACGCTTATTGCCAGGAGTCGAGCAGTCATAGCCGGCGGCGTACTTGTACTTGAGCAGATCGTTGCAGGCCTGGACGTAGCTGCCGGCCAGCAGGTCGCGGCGCATCGAGGAAGGCCGCCAGTTGCCCATGCCGTACTGGCCGACGAAGTCCATGTACAGGTCAAACTCTTCCTGATGGAGCTTCACGCCCGGCAGGCTGGCGGCAAACTGCTTCTCGGCCTGGCTGTTGAGCGTCCGCGCCAGCACCTCAGCGCGCTGACGGGTTATGGTGTCGCCCATCTTGACCGGCCTGCCGTCTTCCCACCTGGTGGAGCCGTGGCCGATGGTGGGAACGTCGCCCTTGGTGGGGATGACCGCGACAGGCGTGAAACCCTCGCTGGCCTTCCAGGCGCCGAACCCGGCCAGGCTCATGGTCAGCAGGCCGACCGCCACCCGGTTGCGCACGCTCACCGCTGGCACTGCTCACGCAGGGCCTGGATGCGGGCCTGGCTCTCTGCCGCCTCCCGGCGATCCTTGCGGATCTGGAAGTAGGTGTTCACCAGGAAGCCGATCAAGGCGATGGCCACGCCGGCGAAGCCAACCCAGTTCACCTGGGAAAGCCAACCGACAAAGCCGGTACTGGCACCAACGAGCATGCCCTTGTTCGCCACAGAGGCGCCGACTGCTTCTACGATGCCTTCCTGTTTCGACATAGGGTTGCTCCTGACTGGGGCTTTCATAGGGCCTCCAGAAACGCGAAACCCCGCTCGATGGCGGGGTCAGTTGATTGTTTGCAGGCAACAAAAAACCCGCTCAGTGGCGGGTTTCTTTGGTTTGGGTGCTGCTTGTCACAGTGGGAAAATCTTGCCGGAATCCGCACATTTCTGTCAAGCAGTGATACCAAGCTCCTTTTCAAGCTTCAAAGCAGTCTCTTTGTGCACGATGATCTCATATGCACCGGCTTGAACAAGCGCAGTGTCATCCTTGCGGTGAGCGATCACGCTAATCGACTCAAGCTTGACCTGAATACTGGTTCCTTCCGTGTTGGCGATTTTGATGAATCTGGACATTCCGTTCACTCCTGTTTGACGAGCCCTATAGCGGGAAGCAGAGCATACAGTCACATAGCCATTACTGGAATTTGTTACGCCGCCTCCCGTTCCTCGCTCAGTACCCGCCCCACAGGCCGCAGGCAAATCCCATCGACAACCCCGGCTTGATCGAACATCAGCTGCACCAGCCAGCCCCATTGCCTGGCCCAGTTGCGGCTGTCCAGCTCAACGCCGTGGTTGTCGGCCAGCCAGCCCCGGAAGACCCACGGATCGGACATTGGGTCCGGATTGGCGCCCATGCCGCCTTGCACCATGTGCCGGTACCGGACCAGGACGCCACGGGCAACCCAGTACTCGCGGCTGTACAGGTGGCACGTGCGCTTCTCGCCGCGCTCTTTCAGGGCCAGGTGCACGTAGCTGGCCAGCAGCTCCACCGCCGACTCTTCCCAGTTGTTCGACACCTCGGTACTGATCACCGGGGCGTACAGGTGGTGGCCGAACACCTGGTACCGAGGGTGCAGGCTGGCGATGGCGTGCTGCACCCTGCCCGCCAGCGCCATGTGGGCGCACTTGCCCGTGTTCTCCCAGCGCTCGGGCCGGGTTTCGTTCGCCACGTACCCGCGCTTGGCGAGCTTTGCCCCTTCCAGCCCGTGGTGCATGACGCTGTCCCAGGGCGTGTAGAACGCGTCGTGCCATGCGAGGCGTGCGCTTCCAAGTCTCATACTGCCCCCTTGCGTAGTTCCGCGTAGATCATGTGGATCAGAACTCTTGAAACGCCCAGCCACCGCCAGACTTCTTGGTCTTGGCCGTGACGGCGATGATCTTGAACGGGTACATGCTGGCGGCGACCTTGGTCTTGACCTTGGCGTCGTCAGTCCAGAAGCCCTTGACCTCGTGCAGCTGCATCTCGCCGTTGGCGAGCATCACCGCGAAGTCGGGCGTGTAGAACGTGTTGTCGGCCAGGCGCAGCTTGATGCCCTCGAACTTGAACCAGGCGATGTGGCCAACGAACTGGCGGTCCTGCAGGTATTCCTGGTAAGCGGCCTCGGTCTTGTTCATCTCGCCGGTCTTGAGGCGGCCAAGGGCCTGCATGCGCTTCTGGCCATTGCGCTGGTCAGACATTGGCCACCTCCCGGCGCTGCTTCTCGGCTTCCTCAGCGGCGATCAGGACGACGGACTCGGCGACCTTCTCGCCCAGCTTGTCGCAGAAGAAGATTTCGAGGTTGTGGTACGCGTTCTTGGCCCTGAGCAGCCTGACACTGCGCTTGCCGTTCTTGCTGCCGAGCATCGCCTGCATGCTGGACGGGGATGCCCATCCGGCGCGCTTCATCTGGCGGTCAGCGCGCTGCTTGTGCAGGCCGGATTCGATCAGCGGCAGCAGCTCGAGCATGTCCTTGACGTTGAGTTCCACGTTGGTGTTGCCGTGGTGCTCTGCCCGCTGGACGGCAGCACGGACGAAGGAAAGGGTCATTTCGACGCTCACGCTTCACCCCCGCCAATGGCCTGTTTCAGCACCAGCACATGGCAGCCCCTGCAGGTGCTCCCCATCATCGAATCGATGCGGAATGAGCCGTGGCACTGCACGCACTGGACCTTGCGGTCACCTTCCGGCTCTTTCCAGCGGATGAAGCCAGCGGCCTGTCGTGCCTTCGAGCACTTGTCGTGGTTGAAGTGAGTGCGGGATCTGCCGCAAACATCACAACGCCCGCTCTGGTAGCGGACCTGTGGGTCAACGCCGCGCGGCGAGCGCACTTGGGGTTCGTAGTTCATGCCGGCCTCCGAATGCCGAGCTTGGCCAGCAGCAGCGCACGTGCCGCCTTGCCGTCTGTGGGGATGTTCTGTGCGGTGACCAGGTCGCGGGCTTCCTGATGGGATCGAGCCAACTGGGCCTTCATGCCGCTGTCGTGCTCGATGCCCTGGGCGATCTTGCCGTCGAGTGGCTGGGCGTTCTGTGCGCGGCGCTGGACGATTACGTAATTGCGCTCGAAGCGCTGACGCAAGCTTTTGTCGCTGTGCTTGGCGCTGCGCAGATCGAACGTGCCGGTGGCTTCTGCTGCGACCTTCACCGCTTCGTGGCTGTACTTGCCCATCAGGGCCTCGATCCAGGCCTGGTCGACGGTGGGAAGGCCTTGCACGTGCAGGCACATGGCGCGGAAGACGTTCGCGGGCGGTGGCCAGTCGAATTCGGTTGCGCGGTCCAGCAGCTGCTGCAAGCCGCTTGCGAGCTGACGGCCAGTGAGGCCGCCCAGGATCTTGGCCCAGCTGTGTTCTTGATCAGCTGACACGCCAAAATTCGCCGTCCAGCGGTGGCCGTACATCTCCACCATTCTCAGCCAGAGCGTGTCCAGGTTCTTCTGGGAAAGCTTCGGCCTCTCGTTCTCGCTCTGCGATTGCGTTGCGGACTTGGTCGACAGCGGAATTACCTTGGCCTCGGTATCCACTGCCTTGAGCACCAGCGCCTTTACGCCCGGTGCGTTGTTGATTGGCTTCTGCCTGGGGAGTTCGCGGGTGTCCATTGGCCTTGCCCTCGCTGTTGGCGGCGTACTGGAGTTGTTTTTTCAGGTAGTCGACCAGTTGGTATTCCCACTGGGCTTGGGATTGCTCTTTCTCTGGCCTGACGGACCAGTACGAGCAGAAGGCGGCCAGACGCTCGTCAGTGAGCTCTGTCACTGGCACGGCGTTTTTGAAGGCGATGGCCTTGAAGGTTTTGGGGTTCGGGCCCCAGTCATCGAGCGGCATGGCGAAGTAGCCCGCGCGCGAGAAACAGTGAATAGGATTAACGGATATCGGAGGTAGGTTGCTGATCAGCGATTCGGCTGATTCTGATGTGGTTGCTGATCCGCTATCGTCACCGCTGGAAGCCTTGTATTCCGTGGGCTCTGGCGATTCTTCTGTTGGTTGTTGATCTGGTTGCTGATCTGGTTGTTCATCGGTTGCTGATCGTTTGGACGCACCATCCCAGTCCGCGTGTGGCAGCTGGAAAACCAAGGGTCCAATGGGGGTTACAGCACCGATGCTGATCAGGCGATCAACGAGCGAGCGGACCTTCTGTCTGGTAGGGGATCCAGACTCATGCCGCCCGCGTGTGGGAGCAATATACAGCTCTTCACGGAACATTTGTTCGCTCAAACGGCGAACGACACCAGACACCCCGGTTTTGTAGTCCATAAACCGGCGAATGGCGCAGTACAGCTTGAAGACGTCCGCTGGCTCATCTGCCAGCGTGCCCCACTCTGCGTCATTGATCTGGAAGGCAGGCATAGCCCTATTC